GGCGGTCTTCGGATCGCCTCTTTCTTTTTGTAAAAATCTATTGTACTGTTTGGGCATCCCTGACAGTCGCATTGGGCGGCTGACTTAACCCAGACAGGAGATTCCCATGGGTAATTCTACTTTTAGCGGACCAGTGCGTTCGCAAAACGGCTTTCAAGACATCACAACTAATGCCACAACGGGCACGGATACCACAAATTCCACATATGGTACAAACGCTTCTGTAGGCGGCGACCTTACGGTACTTGGGTCTATCTTGTCTGGTGGTTCGCACCCCACGCTCAACGGTCTAGCTGTAACGGCTAAAGCCACCGGTGCTACAATTTCTTATGTTGCTGGAATTAACGTCAACCCATTCACGGGCGGCGCACAGCAGATTACTACTCTGCCAGCGGCGACAGCGGGTGTTGTTGTTGTACACGCTCAGTCCGTAGACACTACTGGCGGAACTGCTTTCTTGAGCTTTGATTGCGCGGGTAGTGATGCTTATGAGACAGGCAGCGTTATAGAAAGCCGTACAAGCAGCGCAGTTGTGTTCGATACGTCTACTGCGGGAGAAACTTTGTTGAAGTTTACTCCAGCAGGCGCAGCAACGAACTTGATGAGCATTGGCTCATATATCTACTTCACCTGCACAACAAAGGGTCTGTGGAATGTTTCGTTTAACTTCCAGCATCTTGGCGCGGGTACTACAGGTACGTTTGTTTTTGCAGCCTAATGTTTAACTTGGCGGGGTTAACGCCCCGCCTTCATTTATAGGAGGCCAAAATGGCAGGATCAGACGTAACCGCAGTCATCATCACTGATGAAGTGGCACTAGATGCAAACGGAATATCAGTTGCCGCCTCAGTGGGCAACAACGCGGCTTTAACAATTGGCGGGGCTTTAGCCGACGGCGGAAGTGTTATTAACGCCTCTGCACGGCAGGTAACAATTTTGTCCGCAGGTAACGATTCTTCAAAATCGTTTAATATAGTTGGCACAGATGTAAATGGTGCGGCTCTTACTGAGAACCTTACGGGCGCTAATGCTGGAACAGCAACAAGTTCAGGTTATTTTAAAACTATTGCAAGCATAACTGCTGTAGGAAACCCCGCTGGAAACGTATCCGCTGGAATCAATAACAATGCTTTAGGTGTTGTTTTTGCAGGGCGCACTCGATTACAAGGGTTTTCTTTTGTATCTGGTGGAACCGCAGGCACAGCTAATCTTAGAGATACAGGTGCGACTGGAACAGAAGTTATACAGTTCAGATCAACTGGAACTGACAGTCAGTCGGATGGAGCCCGTGGGTTTCCTGATGAGGGCATTTTGTTTAAGGACGGGTGTTTCGTTACATTTATCGTAGGCACCATTGATTTGATGATGTTCTATCACGCATAAACTTTAGGGCGGTTTGATATGGCTAAGATCGACAAGTCCAAGATGAAGTGCAACAGCCCCAAACGGCAGAAGTCTGGGGGCAAGAAGTTTGTTGTGAAGGCTTGTGATAAGGGCAAAGAAAAAATAGTTCGTTTCGGCGATGCCAATATGACTATTAAGAAGTCCAACCCTAAACGGCGCAAATCATTTCGTGCAAGGCACGGGTGCGATACAAAGAAACTTGACAAGCTCTCCGCTCGTTATTGGTCCTGTAGTAAATGGTGATGAAATGAAATTAGATCTACATCAAACCGTTTCTTTTATTGTGCTTGGGCTTGTTAGCTGGGGGGCCTTACAGCTTTACCAGATGAACGCCAGTATATCCTTGGTGACATATAAAGTTGAAGAGAACCACCAGATGATAAAGCCTATGTGGCAGGACTTTTTAATACGGAAGGCTGACTATGACGTTATCCCGATCACAGATGTCGAAGCAAATATCCACGCCTCCAAACAAGGGGAAAACTAATGCCCAAAGACGCTTGTTACAAGAAGGTCAAAGCCAGGTACAAGGTGTTCCCAAGCGCCTACGCCTCGGGAGCAATAGCAAAATGTCGAAAGGTGGGCGCGTCAAACTGGGGAGAATCTTCTAAGAAGCGCAAACGCCCTGTCACAAAGAAGCTAAAAGATGGCGGCTTTATTGCTCTGGGCTGTGGCGAGGTTGAAGAGAATAGACGCAAAGAAACGAATATTTACTGATGGCTGTTCGTAAAACAAAAAAAGGCGCGGCCCTCAAGCGGTGGTTCAAAGAAGACTGGGTAGATGTCAAGACGGGCAAGCCTTGCGGTCGGAAGAAGGGGGAGAGCCGAAGCACTCCTTATTGCCGTCCAAGTAAGAGGGTGAGTTCAAAAACGCCTAAGACGTCGAAAGAAATGACATCGTCGGAAAAACGTAGTAAGATACGGGAAAAGAATAAACTTGGTCAACCTGCGGGCAAACCCCGTAGAGTGTCCGCAGCAAAACGTAGGACCAAACGTAAAACGGGGAACTATTAATGACAACATCAGATTCAAGAGACTTTAATCTCGACGTTGCTGAGATTATAGAAGAAGCGTTTGAGCGGTGCGGAATAGAAGTTCGCACTGGCTATGACGCTCGCACGGCCCGTCGCTCTTTGAACTTGATGTTTGCAGAGTGGGCTAATCGTGGGCTAAACATGTGGACCGTGAAGCAGGGAACTATCACCCTGACACAGGGGCAATCGGAGGAGACGTTACTCGCCGATGTGGTTGATATCTTGGAAGTGGTGCTGCGTCGAAGCGGTACAGACTTTGACTTAACCCGCATTAGTCGTGGGGATTACGCCACGTTGCCCAACAAAACAACGCAAGGACGGCCAAGCCAGTTCTGGTTTAACCGTCAGATTGCGCCTGTAGTTAATCTTTGGGCTGTTCCTGAGAACTCTACTGATCAGTTGATTTACTATTACCTACGCCGGATTGATGACGCGGACACTTTGGTAAACACCACAGACATGCCTTTCCGTTTTTACCCCTGCATGGTTGCAGGGTTAGCCTATTATCTAGCGTTGAAGCGGGCTCCCGAGCGTGTGCAGCTTTTAAAAACTGTGTACGAAGAAGAGTTCCAGAGAGCCGCAGATGAAGACGAGGCCCGTGTTCCGTTGAAATTGCAACCTAGCATACAGTACTTGAGGTTCTAATGGCGTTTGCATCTGGTAACAAAGCATGGGGGATTTCAGACAGATCGGGGTTTAGATACCGTCTCAAGGACATGAAGAAGGAATGGACTGGCTCTTTAGTTGGCCCTGACGAATTTGAGTTCAAGCACCCCCAACTGTTTCCTTCTCGAGCAGGCCCAGATCCTCAAGCGTTACGCAATCCAAGGCCCGAGCCTAATTTGGTAGAAGAGAGAAACATCCAGTACGGGTGGAACCCTGTTGGCGGTTCGACATCTAATGGCATTAACCCCCCTAACAACCTGGAAGCCACTGGGACGGTAGGCGAAGTGACGGTGACAACATGAGCTTTACATACACACAATTAAAGACGGCGATTCAGGACTACACGGAAAACAACGAAACGTCTTTTATTACAAACCTCCCTTTATTTATTCGTTTAACTGAGGAGCGCATCCTCAAGAACGTCCAGCTTAGTTTGTTTCGCAAGAACGTGGCGGGTGCAATGTCTGCATCAAACAAGTTCTTGGAGGTTCCTAGTGATTTCTTAGCCCCGTTCTCCTTATCGTTTACGGACAGTAGTGGCGCTGCAAACTTTGTAGACTTCAAAGACCCAGAGTTTGTGCAGACGTACACCCCCAACCCTGCTACAACTGGGGCTCCTAGATACTATGCGATGTACGATTTAAACACATTTATCTTAGGTCCTACACCTAACAGCAATTTTGTTTCCGAACTTCATTACTTCTACCGCCCTGAGAGCCTGACAGAGAGCACTTATACGTTGACACTTACCAATGTCACAGGGACGTTCACTGCAAGTGACACAATTACAGGTGGCACAAGTGGCGAGAGTGGGGGCCTTACTTCTGTTCCAACCACTACCTCGGTAGTCGCGGTAATCCCCAGCAGCAACTACACTGTAGGTGAAACAATCACAGCCAGCCCTAGTGGAGCAACAGCCACTGTATCTGCGGTTGGCCCTGACATCACGTTAACATGGTTAAGCGAGAACGCAGAGATGGCGATGCTCTACGGAAGTTTATCTGAGGCGTATCTTTACATGAAGGGCGATCCTCAAACTATGCAGATGTACATGCAGAGATTTGGTGAAGCAGCGGGCAGGTTAAAGAACCTGGGCGAGGCTCAAGAGGTTACGGACGAGTACCGCACTGGTCAACTCATTCGCGCCAAAACATAAGGAGATTAACGTATGACCGCATCTTTCCCCGTCACGATGTCGAACGATTTTAAAGTTGAAGTTGCAACGACAAACAACCGTGGGTTCACTCCAGAGGAAGTCGCTCAACGCTGTGTGAGTAAAATAGTTGGCATTTCGGAGACCGCACCTCCTGCTATTCGAGAACAAGCCAAAGAATATCGAGACGCTGTAGAAAAAACTGTTGCCCTATATATGCGACAGGCTATCCAAAGCGATAGAACTACGGTATATAATGCAATTAAAGATGCTGGTCAGCCAACTCTGGCCGAGTATATAAGGAACATGTAATGGCTTTTAATGGTAACTTCTTATGCACCTCGTTCAAAGTAGAACTAATGAAGGGCGTTCATAACTTCACGGCAGCAAGCAACCAGTTTAAACTGGCTCTGTATGACAACAGTGCTACTTTCACCGCTGCAACTACTGCGTATACATCTACTAACGAGATTA